TTAGTCAATTACCAAATGATATTCAAGATACTGTATCTAAGCTAACACCTGATCAAAAGAAAATACTAAAATCAATTCTTTAAAAGAATGGAAGTCCAGATTTTTTAGTAGTTTCTAGATTTTCTTTAATTACTGAACCTATAATTTCCCTATCTTCAGGACCCATCATGTACGCTTCGTTGTAACTGACTCCGCCCCTCATATACCAGCAGATTTTAGTCAGTTCGTGTTTTATTTCTTTTTGACTATTTTCCATGACCTTGACTTCAGATAAAATTTCGTCAAGGCTCCAGGCCAAAATCCTTATGCGAAAAAATTTGATTGATCAAACGTAATTGGTACTAAGAATTCTTTCGGAGCACCAGCTTCTTGTTCTTCTTCAGAAGTAATCACAGTCATTGGTTCTATTTGAAATTTTTCTTTTTCTTTTTCAAGATGATCTAACACAGACCTAAACCAATTTTTTTCTGAATTCTGTATGAATTCTAAAATGTGTTCAGAATTTGTTACAACAGTTTCGTCAAATGAAATACCAACTATGCTCTGTGCCATAGTGTCAACTGTGAGTGAAGTTAATCTCTGAAAGCTTTCGTTGAACTTGCTGAGTTTTTCTTCTTCTGGAACTTTTTCATCATTGACTAAACGAAACAGTCTTTGTTCTTCAAAAGTTTTTAAACTGCTCCTGGTAAACTCTTTGTAGGTAAGAGGTCTTATTTCAACCTGCATACCCTGTACAGTTAATGTGTTTTCAAATTGTATCGAAGTTAGTTTGTTTAGGATCTGTCTTAGATCAACTTGATATTCTTTTTCTTCACCGGTGCCCGGTACCTTTGTTGTTATTTCTAGAGTTTCGCCGTAGGTAGCAATTCTAATTGCTATCAGTATTGCATCAAGATCAATGCTGGGCAGTTGCCAAGCATCTTTAATTGAAGGAACACAGCTCTGGATAAGATCAACAGTTGCTTGTCCATTTAACAGTGCATCAGGAGTTTTCATAGTTAATTCATCCTTTGCTGTCATAGGATAAATTGGCAGTTCTTGGGTTTCAGGGATTACTATGCTGCCTGGCTGATACCATTGTCCTTTGCTAGGAAGCGTGATATAGACTTTGGGCTGTCTAAAATATTTCTGTAGAGGATTTGCGTTATCCTGCTGTGGCGGCGGCGTAAAATTCACCATCTGTTTCTCCATATAAATACACTGTGCAATTATGTATCATAAATATTTATGTACGCAGTTTACTTGGGTGAAATAATTTGGCAGATGAAGTAGAAATTACAAATGTAGGCGGAGACAACGGTGTTGCTTCGGAAGCAACACTGTTGTTGTTGTTGAACTCTTTTGATAAAATGGCAAAAGGTCAAGGTATAGAAGCAAGGAAAGCCAAGGAAGCTGCAAAAAAGTACCATGACGAAATGAAAAATGGTATTAAAGTTATAAAAGACGAAAAAGAAGCTAGAGAAGAAAATACTGATGCTTTAGATGCTAATACCAGAAGTCTGAATATGTTTAGGTCAGGATTAAGTGTTCTTGTAACTGGTATCAGTGGACTAATAGGCGGTGTTTCAAATTTTGCCGAAGAACTGGCATTTGGACGTAATAGACTCAGTGATTTTGCGCAACATGTTCCGTTGATAGGCGGTCCTTTGTCTGTGCTAACCGGATTTGTTGACGACAGTGTTGATACTTTTAGAGAACTCAGTCAAGTAGGGGCTACATTTGCAGGAGGGTTAACTGAATTTAGAAGATTAGCAGGCGAAGCTGCTATGCCTTTGGATGAATTTGGCAGATTAGTACAAGAAAATTCAGAATCTCTAAAACTGTTCGGAAAAGATACTGCAATGGGTGCAAGAAACTTTGCAGCTATGTCAAATGAGTTTAGAAGAGGTGTTGGAAAAGAACTACTTAATCTCGGATTTACTTCGTCTGAGTTAAACGATACACTTATGGATTTTGCAGAAATCCAAGCAATGATCTTTGGTGCCGAAAGAGCTCAAAGTATGATTACTACACAAAATGCCGGAGAGTTTGCACATCAGCTACAAAGACTTAGTGCAATTACAGGTAAGCGTAGAGATCAAATTGCAGAAGAAATGATGCAAACAATGAGCGATGCTAGAGCACGTATGGCTATTGCAAGTATGAGCGAAGAAGAACAAAAAAGATTCCAAGCAAATCTTGCACAAACACCCGAAGCTTTAAAAAGTGTATTTGTTGATATGGCTGATGGTATCCCTAATGAAGAAATAACTCAACGATTAATGCAATTTAGTGATACTTTTAGGGAACAAGCAAGCAATATTCAAAATATGTCTGAAAGAGAATTTAACAATTTTTTAGTCGGTGTTCGTAATGATTTAGAAGCAAGCGGCGAGAATATGGGTGATGGTTTCCAAGCAATACTTGCAAGTGTTCCTGGGCTTGCTGAAGCCTTTGGGTCGATGACTGAATTGCAAAAACGCAGAATTCTCGGAGAAGAAGAGTATAGAAAACTTCAAGAAGAACAACAAAGAGCAGCCGCAAGAGACGACTCTATTCTACAGTTTGAAGAAACACTAAATCGAATAAGAGGAAATCTACAAGTTGCGTTTGTTGAAAGCGGAATATTACAAGTTGTAGAAAATTTAGCAGGAAAGTTTGCTGACTTTTTAAACGATCCGAAAACAATTGACGGTTTAAAATCAGCCTTGATGTCAGTTTCTATGTTCTTTGAAGGATTCATACAAGATATTCAAACCATGGGATTCTGGAACACAATTAAAAACACACTTGTTGAAGGCTTTTCGTCATTGATGCAGGAAGCTAAACTGTTTTTATTTGGTGGCGTTAGAGACAACACTGAGAAATTAGAAAGAAAACGCTTAGAAGAAACACAAGGCGAAACAGTTGAAGGAAAATTTGAAGGTCTCGGCGGACTATTTGGAATAAATCAGCCTGATAACTCAGAAGAAATTGCAGATATAGAAAATCAAATTGCTGAATTACAGCAACAAAGATCTGAAATTACAAAACCCGGCGGCGCTGGTAGAAAAGAGAGAAGAGACATTGATAGTCAAATTTCTGAACTTGCAAGTCAAAAAGAACAATTAGAAGGCGGAGGATTTCTTGATTCACTGTCTAAAGTTGCAGATATATTAGCACCTGGAGGCGCTCTTTTGGCAGGTGTAGGTATACTCGCGGGTGCTCTTGCATTAGTTGGAGCAAAAGCTTCTCTAGTAGCAATAGCAATTGGTTTTGCTGGTTTTGGTGTAGGGGCTGCACTCAATGGTATTTCTAACGTAATTGATTCTGTAACAAATGGTTTTAAAACCATGAGCGACGAATTAGAAGACATGAGCAACATTGATGCTTCTAGTCTTGCAGCAGTAGCATCTAGTATGGATGAAATCGGTTCGACTATGATAAAGATGGCCGGAGCCGGAATAATCGAAGCAATATCCAGCGGGGGTGGATCTAACTTCCTTAAAAGCATGGGAGAGGGATTTAAAACATACGAAAATATCGACGGCAGCGCACTAACATCTGCCAAAGACGGTATAGTTGCAGTCAGCGAGGCATTGAAGATTTTTAATGAAGCTGTGACTATTAACAGTCTAGGAGATTTTGCAAGTAGATTAATTGGAACAGATGACTTTGTAAACGGATTAGTATCTCTTGCACAAGGACTTGAACCTATAGATGGCAATAAGTTACAAAATGTAGCACCTGGTGTTGAAGCAGTAAGCAGAGCACTGGAGGTATTTAAATCTTCTACAGGATTCCAAGGATTAGGTGATCTTGTTTCAAGTTGGTTCAGCGGTGATGCTGTAGAAGTAGGTTCTAAAATTGCTCAAATTGCAACTGATCTGTCTGTAATGAATCCGTCGCAAGTTACTGCGGTTTCAAAATCAATCAAAGACATGAGCGGAGCATTTACTGCATTTTCAGATGCACAAGTTGAAGATTTTAATTTTAGACGCACGGCAATTAATAGATTTGAAAGACTAGCACAATTAGGCCCAGGATTAGAATCTGTATCAACACATATGACAGATATTGCCGGCATAACAGGTTTAGATAGCCAATTAGAAGTTTTAAATAACGGATTAGATGTAGACAAAGTTAACAATTATGCAGAAGCAATGGAGAAACTAGTAGAGGTTCTTGAAGATCTTAACAAAGCATTAGCTGAAGACAACGAAGGATTGTTTGGCGGAACAGGAGTAGCCGCAGCTGACGTTATAGAGAATATGAATACAGCCAATCAAGGCAGCTCAGACGCTATACAAGAGTTAAATAGTACTATGATGCAGGTTCTAGCTGTACTAAGACAGACTAAAACAATTGATGAAAGAATAGAAAAAAACACTTCTAGCATGGGCGGAAATATCGCAAATGGCAGAGTGTCAAACATAAGGTAAGTAACAAACAATGAGCTGGCGCAAGTATTTCACTCCGGTATCCACAGAAACAAATTCCAGTGGTAGCTTTTCACCTCTCAGCAGCAGAGGAAATGGATCGCAGCCAGGTCCGGCTCGTTCAAACTATTCATCTTATCTACCTGATGTTTATGTAGGTTCTCCAAACAGAGTTGAACGTTATGGACAATACAACACAATGGACAACGACTCAGAAGTAAATGCTGCATTGGATATTCTTGCAGAATTCTGTACTCAAAAGAACACACAGAACGGTACTCCGTTCTTAATTGACTTTAATGGAAAAGCTACAAATACTGAAACTACAGTTATCAGCCAGTACCTTCAACAGTGGTGTAAACTGCAAAAGTTTGATACTAGAATGTTTCGTGTACTAAGAAATGTATTCAAATATGGCGACGAAATGTTTGTGAGAGATCCGGAAACCAAAGAATGGTTTCATGTTGATGCTTCTAATGTTACAAAAATTATTGTAAACGAAAGTCAGGGAAAAATTCCCGAACAGTATGTTATTAAAAACTTCAACATCAACTTTAGAGATCAAGTAGCTACAACACCTTATGAAACAAATGGAAACAGCACCGGCGGCGGCGACGGATATCTAACAGGCAGTGCAAGAGGCATGGTAGGTACTCCGAATCAACCTACATCTGGATCAAGATTTCATCAAGAGGAAAACGAAATAGCAATCAGTGCTGATCACGTAGTACATCTAAGTTTGTCAGAAGGATTAGACAATAACTATCCCTTTGGTAATTCACTGCTGGAAACAGTTTTCAAAGTATACAAACAGAAAGAACTGTTAGAAGATGCTATCATTATCTATCGTGTTCAACGTGCACCTGAGCGCAGAGTGTTTTATGTTGACGTAGGTAATATGCCAAGCCACTTGGCTATGCAGTTTGTGGAGAGAGTAAAAACCGAGATTCACCAAAGAAGAATACCTTCTTCGACAGGCGGAGGGCAGAATGTTATAGACAGCAGCTACAATCCGTTGTCAATCAATGAAGATTACTTCTTTCCACAAACAGCAGAAGGCCGCGGATCAAAAGTTGAAACACTGCCTGGCGGTACTAATCTAGGAGAGATTGATGATCTACGATACTTCACTAATAAGCTGGTACGCGGACTACGTATCCCAAGTTCGTACCTTCCAACTGGCGCTGATGACGCTTCAAGTCAATATAATGACGGACGTGTGGGCACTGCATACATCCAAGAACTTCGCTTTAACACCTATTGTGAACGTCTGCAAGGGCTAGTTACTGAACAGTTTGATACAGAATTTAAACGTTATCTTTTAGAAAAAGGTGTTAATATTGACACTTCGATGTTCTCACTTAAATTTCAACCACCCCAGAACTTTGCTGCTTATCGTCAAAGTGAAATTGACAATGCTCGTGTACCTACATATACACAGATGGCAGGAATACCATATATGTCAAACAGATTTGCACTGAAAAGATTCCTAGGTCTAACAGATGAAGAAATTGCTGAAAATGAACGTCTATGGAGAGAAGAAAATGACGAAGCTCTTGATACACAAACAACCGACGCTGGCGCTGAAATGAGAGGTGCTGGTATAAGCGGAGCAGGTATAGAAGGCGACCTCGGAGGCATGGAAGATGAACTAGAAGGTGGCGAACCTCCAGTCGAAGGCGGCGAAGGTGAAGCACCTGGAACAGTAACTGATCAATCTATTGGCGGAACAGATACCCCGCCTTCGGAACAAACTATATAAATAATGTTATGATACTACGTGAATTATTTTACTTTGACAAAGAGACTGTAGAACCTGTAGAGGATGATTCGTATGAACCCGAATACGATCAGTCTCCTCTGAAATACGATGATACACGTAAAACTAGATTAAGTCTATCTCAAATCAATCGAATTAGAAAAGCAAGTGAAATTCACAAAAAAGAAAAACAAAATGAATTGACATTTGTAAGACAGATGTACGGAGTAGCTGCAAACGCAGAACCTGGCGTAATATAAACAATGGCTAAAATCAACAAGCGTCAATATTCAAAACTAGAATGGCATAGTATCAGAGCACAGCGTCGACAAGAGAAAATCACCAAACGCCAAACCGAATCAACTGAGGTTGACCTACAGATTGACACAACAAAAACTATCTTTGTTGTTGGAAACGGAACTAGTAGAAAGCCTATTGATTTAAACTTATTAAAAAAATATGGCAAAGTCTACGGATGCAATGCATTGTATAGAGAATTTGATCCTGACGTTCTTGTTGCCGTTGATACTAAAATGGTTTTAGAATTAAACAAAGCAAAGTATCAACATCGTGTTCCTGTTTGGACTAACCCTAATAAATCATATTCCGGCATGACTGGCTTTAACTTTTTTAATCCTTCAAAAGGTTGGAGTAGCGGACCAACTGCGTTATGGAAAGCCAGTGAAGACAGTGCTGAAGAAATTTATATTCTTGGATTTGATTACAAGGGCTTAGGTGACAACTACGACAAAGTAAACAATGTTTATGCTGGTACACACAATTACAAAAAAGAACACGAAAGAGCTACTTTCTACGGAAATTGGCTTAAACAAACAGCAATTACTATTCAAAAAAATCCTCAAACGAGATATATAAGAGTAATAGAAGATAGGGGATTTGTTCCAAAAGAACTAACAAATCTTTCAAATTTAACGCATATGTCAATTGAAGATTTCAAAAATTTCTTCAAATAATAATAATTTTTCTCAAAACGGTTCATTTTGAGCCTATTTCCATATGCTTTTTCTCCTTTATGTTAAATATATTGGACAGCCCCACACTAACAGTGTGACAACCAATATACAGGAGAAACAAATGGCAGATCGCAAAAAGTTTGAAGAAATGCTAAACCTTCTTATCAATGAAGATAAGGAAGGCGCACAGGCATTGTTCCACGAGATTGTAGTAGAAAAATCAAGAGATATTTACGAGTCACTTCTTGAAGATGAAGAAGAAGTTGATGAAGCTGACGACGAAGAAGTTGATGAGTCAGACGAAGACCTAGACGAAGCTGACGACGAAGAAGTTGATGAGTCAGACGAAGACCTAGACGAAGGGTTTGACCTTGACGAGTTTGAAGTTGAAGCAGACGACGACATGATGGGCGGCGATCCAACTGATGATATGATGTCAGACCTAGGTGCAGATGACGAAGAAGGCGACGACATGGACATGGACATGGACATGGACGACGAAGGTGACGAAGACCTTGACGATCGTGTTGACGATCTAGAAGATGCACTAGAAGATCTAAAAGCTGAATTCGAACAACTAATGGGCGGCGACGACGAAGAAGGCGACGACGACATGGACATGGATGACAAAGAAGGCGACGACATGGACATGGACATGGATGACGAGGACGACGAAGAAAAAGAATCATACCAGTTTGAAGCTGACGACGAAGAAGTTGACGAGTCAGACGACGAAGAAGTCGACGAAGCTAAAAAAGACAAGATGATGAAAAAATCAAAAAAGTCAGCCGGTGAAGAAATGCGCGAGTATGTAGAAAA